GTTTTTCATAATAAAAAAATCTCCTTTTAGATTGGTTAGCCCCTAGCTGCTTTCACACTTTGGCACTAGGGGATTTTTTTAACCAATATTCCCTAACCATACGAGGTGAAACTATGAACAAGTTAATCAATTTTCTTAAAACAACTGCTTATGTAATCGCAACTATCCTTTCAATCTGTCTAGTTGCTATGACAATGCTTACCGCACTTGCAGCACAAGCAAGCGAACCAACAGCATTAGAGCGTGAACAAGCACGAATTCAATGGATTGCCGAACACGGGCAATATCAGCCAAATCTAACCGAGCCAGCTAAACAAGAGGCTATAGCTTATACAGAACAAAAACAAAAGGAATTAGATTATGAGAAAGGCAAAAACAGAAATTAAGATTGAGCCTTATCCGAAAGGTGGTTGGTATGTTGTTGAAAGAGTTGGCGGTAAAGCTTGGTGGCAGTCATCAAATTACCAATCAATATAACTTGCGGAAGTGCGAATGAAAGAGCGCAAAGAGCTAAAAGATAATGTGGCTAAATTGCTTGATAAAAAGCTCGCTAAGCGGTTAAAACCAAGAAATGGATAGCAATAAAGCCTACTGTTAAAAAGAGTGAATACAACGCTAGACAGCGTTATTTAACACGGTTTGATGAATATAACGAGCAACGCAATAAACAGCCTAAAAACCAAAGACAAAATGAATTTAAATTATCTGACATTAGAGAGTTATTTGGTATGCAAGCAACCACTGTTGAGCGAGCCATTAATAACGGGTATTTAAGAATACCAACAGAGAAAATCTTATTGAAAGGTTGTTGGGTTCGCCTATTTAGCTACAATGATATTAAGGATTATTTTGAAAATTTAAGAGGATTACAGAATGGAAAGCCTACAAGCACAATGGGAACGCAAAACGTTCAATGATTATGACCGCAGATGTTGTGCCGAAGATGCGTATAACGAGGCGATAGAGCGTGAAATTGAGTGTATTGAAGATGATATTTCAAATGGTGATAGCGATGCTATTTGTGCGTTTAGTGAAAAGATGTTTGATGATGACGAATTTCTGAAAGCGATTGCACTTGGCTCTGACTATGAAGAAATGCGAATTAAAATCTTGACCGCTATGGCAGAAGATAGATTAGAACAGTTAGAGGAAGATTATCGAAAAGGATATATCCTCAATGATTAACCAATAAAGGTGGAATAAAATGACTAACCAACTACAAACTAATCAACAAGTAAAAGCTCCTGTTAAGCATAAAACACTTCGGGAGCTTTTTAATGACCCTATTATTAAGACCAAAGTCGAACAATTGATCGGAAAGAACTCTGCAACATTTGCGACAAGCGTGATGCAGATTGCCTCCAGTAACGCACTATTAAGAAAAGCCGAACCATCAAGTATTTTTAATGCAGCTTGTATGGCTGCAACCTTAAATCTACCACTTCAAAATGGGCTAGGATTTGCCTATATCGTTCCTTTTAACAACAAAAAGGAAAACAAGATAGAGGCGCAATTTCAACTAGGTTACAAAGGATTAATTCAACTTGCTCAACGTTCTGGGCAGTTTAAAAGATTGGTCGCTGTGCCAGTGTATGAAAAGCAATTAATCGAAGAAGATCCAATTAATGGCTATGTGTTTGACTGGAAACAAAAACCAACGCAAGAAGAAAAGCCTGTTGGATATTATGCTTACTTCGAGTTATTAAATAGCTTTACTGCTGAATTGTATATGACAGAGGCGGAAGTTGATCAACACGCACAACGCTATTCTCAAACATACCGCACTTACCTTGACAAGAAAGCAAAAGGACAATTGGCAACAAGCGTTTGGGCTGACAACTTCGAGGCGATGGCATTAAAAACTGTGATGAAGTTATTGCTATCAAAACAAGCTCCATTATCGGTTGAAATGCAACAAGCAGTATTAGCCGATCAAGCAGTTGTGAAAGATGCTGAAAATCAAGAATTTAACTACGCAGACAATATTCAAGATGCGAGCTTTGTAACGGTTGTAGATGATGAAACGTTTAATAACTGCAAACAAAGCATTATCAACGGTGAAACTACTCTACAAGACTTGTGCGATAGCGGAGCTTATGAGTTTAGTCAAGAACAAATTGCGGAATTAGAGGCGCTTGAAAATGGAAATGTACAAGCTGAAAGCTAGATGCTCTGGGCTTGCTGATTTAATGGTTAAACCGAAAAGCGGTGGCGGTATATCTGCCACTGCTAAAAGTGCGGTGAGAAAGATAGTTAAATATGACTTGTTTGGCTATCAAGATTTTGAGGGTAACAAGTACACTGAGAAAGGTATCGCACTTGAAGAACAGGCTATTAAATTAAGCGGCCGCAAGCGTGGATTAGCATTAAAGAAAAACGAAGAAAGACGGGAAAATGATTGGATTACTGGCGAATGTGATATTTACGTTCCGACCAGAAAGCTAATCATTGATACGAAATGCTCGTGGGATATTGGATCTCACCCATTTTTTACCGATGAGGCAGAAGAGAAAGCGAAAAAAGCTGGCTATACAATCCAAATGCAAGGCTATATGTGGCTATGGGATTGTGAAGAAGCTCAAATTGACTTTGTACTCTTGCCTACTCCATACGAGCAATTATCAAGCTATGACAATCCAGAGCGATATATTGACTTAGTGGAGCAAATACCGCAATCAAAACGTATTACGACCGTTACAGTTAAGCGTGATGGCAAAATCATCGAAGAAATCAAAGAGCGAGTTAATGCCGCTCAAGAATATTATCAACAGTTAATTAAGGAAATGAGCTAATGTCTGGAATTAATAAAGTAATCATTGTTGGCTTTTTAGGTAATGACCCTGAAATCCGCACAATGCAAACCGGTGAACAAGTAGCAAATATCACAGTGGCAACAAGTGAAAGCTGGACAGATAAAAACACTGGCGAGCGTAAAGAGCAAACAGAATGGCATAGAATTGTACTCTACCGCAGATTAGCCGAAATCGCAGGTCAATATCTACACAAAGGCTCACAAGTTTACATTGAGGGGCGATTAAAAACCCGTAAATGGCAAGATAGCAACGGACAAGACCGTTACACCACAGAAATTCAAGGCGACAACTTACAGATGTTAGGCGGTCGCCAAGATGAACCAAAACAAGCGAAACCAAGCAAAACTAAACCAGAGCCATTAAGTACTATGGCTGAGCAAGGCGATAGCTTTGACGATAATATTCCATTTTAGGGGTGAGTTATGAGTAAATTTATTAAATTTAAAAATTTTAGAGCTGGTGACGGTGATTTAATTGTAAATGTAGATTTAATTAGAACTATAACATCAGCACACAATGACTGCTCTATTATTAAGTTTTCGGACGAGCATAATGTGGTAGTAAAAGAAACTCCGGAACGTATTTTAAAAATGATTGAGACCGCCAAATAAGGCGGTTTTCTTTTAGGTGAACTATGAACAAACAACAAGCAGAACACGAATTAGCGGAATTACACGAGAAAGAACGGAGTTTAGAAAAGGCTCTTGAACTGGTGCGTGAGAAAATCCGTGAATTAGTCAATTACACGGATAAGAATAAGGAACAGAAATGACAACAGAAGATATTCTGAATGAGCGAAGAAATACGCACGGGGATTTTATTCAAGGCTCTGTTACGTTTAATGCGTTAATGGAGCTTATCAATAATAATCGCAAAAACATTGACGGAGTGCAGTATTACGCTTTGACAATGATGGCTGGAAAGTTAGTGAGAATCCTTAACGGTAATTCACACGAAACAGACCATTGGCAAGACATTATTGGTTACGCAACGCTTGGCGGACGATTGGAATTAGCTGAAAGCCCTGATAATACAAGTGAACCTCTAGTTGATATTTTACCAGTGGTTAATCTTAAGCAGTAAATCAATATTTAACAATATCCAATAGGCGTTCCAAGTGAGCGCCTTTTGTTTTAGGAGAAAGAAAATGAAAAATTTTGACTTAAAAGCAGCCTTGAATGGTGAGCCTGTAATGCTTAGAAATGGAAAAAAAGCGTTTGTAGTGTATGACCTTAGAAACTACCCAGCTTTAATGGGTAAATTAGGTAAAAAACCACTCAACGGAATTGTTTTCAATAAAGATGGAGATGAATGTAAATATATAGATGTTGAATGGAATGAGGCTGGTTCAAATGCCTCAGTGCAATTTGACATCATTGCAATGTGGGAAGAGCCAAAGATTAGCATTGAAGATTTACCTAAGCCGTTTATTCCAATAAAAACCCAAGAATACTGGGTTATTTCACCTGATTATGATAAACCTTTAAAGTTTCATGCAATGAACTTAAATCATTCCTCTATCTTAAATAGTAACTGTTTTAGAACTAAAGCAGATGCTCAAAAATGGATTGATTTTATGAAGAGTATAGTGGAGTAAGTGATGGATATTATTAATTTAATCAAACAGCAAACACCTGAAGAAAGACAGGCATTATTCAATGAGTTTATTAAACTCTTAAACCAAAAAAGAGAATATGTTGATATTCCTGAGCGTATTGTATGTTCTGCTTGCCAAGTATTTGTAGATGAAAGAGATGGCACTTTGGAAAATGGCGATTATATTATTCATGAAGTATATGGTTTAAGACACTATGACCCATTCATGCGTAAACAAATTGCAGAACTCGAAAAGAACTACAAATACCCTTTATTAGATTTTGAGCAAGGTTTTTTAACGAATAAAGGTCGTTTTGTTGGGCGTGAAGATGCGATGAAAATTTCCCAAGAGCAAGGGCAAATTATACGGTTATCAGGCTCGCCTAACGCTGATATTTTATTTTCAGAAGATTTATATTAGGGGGTAAATATGAAAGCATTTATAGAATGGCTAGTCTATTTATTAACTGGCGCTTTCGTCATTGCGATGGCGGGAGCTGGAATAGGATTATTTATTGGTGTAGCGTGGAAAGCGTTTTGCTGGTTGACTGGATAAGATATTGAAAAGAATTGATTTACATTGACACCTCTTAATTTCGGATTAAGATAACTTTACTTTCAATAGAAAAGTCAGTGGCCACAATTAAGTGGTTTTTTTGTATCTGAATTGAGGTGTCTGTATGTTTAAAAAGTTATTTTCTTATTTTTCCAAAAATGATAATGATGAAATTAAACGAAAAGAAGAAATTGAAGTCGTTAAAGATCAAATAGCTATCCCCTCTGCTCCTAAAGAAACTATTAAATTTGAAGAGCGATTAAAGTTAAGAATAGAAAATGCTTTATCTAGATATGATTTTATAAAAAAAGAGAAAATATCATTTCTTGCTAGTGAGTTAGTTAGTGATAATTTTAAACATAGTAAAGATCTTCTTTCTTTAGAAGAAAAGCGAGCATTAAGGTTAAATACTAGAGCTAAATATGCAAGGGATTTAATCGATTGTTTTTCTGACGTAGAAAAGCTGGATTTTGATCCTAAATTCTTTTGTGAAAATCTAATATATACTGAACGTTCCATATTATGGAGTTTAGATAATCTGGAGGAATTAAAAGGAAAGAAATTTATAGAAAAAATTACACTGGAAAAGCAAATCGTATCAGAAGGGAAAGAAGAATGGGTTACAGAAATATATAATATTAATGAACTCCATGAATTTGAACAAGTTGACTACACAGAAAAAAGAGTGCTTTTTTTTATTTCTCCAAATATAGATATTGACAACCTGCTCAATCGGGAATAGGATTACCGCACAACAATTTCTTCTAGCGGTTTCCGCACCCGACAGCATAGCGGTTTTTTTTTATGCCTAAAATTTAAATGTGCAGATCTGCACATTTAGAAAAAAGGTACAGAAATGTACCTTTCGAGGATCGGGTCGAGAGAACGATATACAATACATCTGAATAAGTTCCGCCGTCTAGAAGCGGTTGTTGAAGCCCGATCACCCTACAAAAATGATCGAACGATAAACAAAACTTCTAGAGGGCATAAACATGTCAAACTTAACAATTCTTAAAACTTCTATTCGTTCATACGAAAATCTATTTTCATTAAATGACCTTCATGTCGCCAGCGGCGGATTAGGAAAACATCGTCCAAGTTTATTTACTCGTAATGAACAAACTAAAGAACTGGTAAAAGAGATTGAAAATGACCGAAGCACAAAAACGATCTTCGCTTTAAAAACAATTCGTGGCGGTTCTGATATTTCAAAGCAAGGCACGTGGGCTTGCGAAGAATTAATGCTCGCCTATGCAATGTGGATTAGTCCTAAATTCCATTTAGTTGTATTACGTGCGTTCTTAAATTTACACAAAAATTCAACCGCACTTTTACCAAATACAATTACACCAGAGCAACAACAGGCGATCCAATCAGCAGTACAAAAAGCACACCATAGAACAGGTTTACACTGGCAAGAAATCTACCGTCAGTTAAAATCTGCTTTCAAGGTTGCTAAATACGACCAAATTCCACAAAGTCAATTTGGAAATGCGATGGCGTTTATCGTGAATTTACAACCTATCGCACTCCCACCGGTTGAAAAGAAATTCAGTTTTGAATTTACCGAATATGAACTGCAAACCGTAGCTTGGGCGTGCTTCGCATTCCGACGCAACAACAACCTACTGCACGAGCTTTACAGCCCGCTTGCTGCCATCGGTTCAAAATTCGCCGTCGAAGCAAGAGATAATGCTGTTGAATATCGCAACACACTACGCCGCTTCAACGAAGTAGTGAAACGTATCACCGTCGACATTGAAGCAGATCCAGAAACAAACTGGCGCGTACTGAAGCATATCCGCAGCTTTAACGAAAAAATCTTCGGTAAAGTCGAAACCACCATCTAAAACACCACAAAATCCGACCGCACTTTGGAAACAGGGTGCGGTTTTTTATTGGAGCAAATATGCCAAAAAAACTACCCGATAAAATGACCGCACTTTTACCGGAATTGGAACAGGGCACCTTGGTTGAACTGTGGGAAATTGACTTAAGACACATCTCAAGCAGTACAGATCCAGGTGCTAAAGGCGAGTTATTGCGGTTTCACAACGGCTTAAATCAGTCACAAGTTAACTTGTGGTGGCAGGGTAACGAGTATCAAGCCTACCCAATTAAAGCAGATGGATTTGAGATTAGCGGACAAGGTCCAAGCAATAGACCGACATTAACGGTTTCCAACCTTTACGGATTGGTTACTGGTATTGTGGCTCACTTTGGGCAAGGAGTGGGGGCTAAAGTCACTCGGCGTCTTGTGTATGCTGAGCATTTAGACGCTAAAAACTTTCCGGGCGGTGTTAATCCTAACGCCGACCCAAATCAAGAGGTGCCCAGTTACTATATCATTGAGCAGTTAAAATCGCTTGACGATCAACAGGCAACTTTTGAGCTTGCGTCCCCGGCTGAGACGGATAACGCAAAAATCCCGTTACTAATGATTACCTCCGACACTTGCATTTGGCAGTATCGGTCTGCGCAATGTGGTTACACTGGTGGCGCGGTGGCAGATGAGTTTGATAAGCCGACAAGTGACCTTAAAAAGGATAAGTGCTCACACTGCATAAGAGGTTGTAAATTGCGCTTTGGTGACAATGCGATTTTGCCTTTTGGTGGATTCCCAAGCACGACACAATACGGCAATTAATATGATTAATGACAAATTAAAACAAGAGATATTGGCACACGCCGAGCAATGCAAACCGCAGGAATCATGCGGTTTTGTTGTTTTTGACGGGGAGCAAAATATCTACATCCCGTGCGTAAACGTATCGCCCGACCCAATCAATTATTTTGAGATTGCGTCGGAAGAATTTATCGGCGTTGAGGAGATAGGCAAAATTATTGCGCTAGTCCACTCACACCCTAGTTTTGATGATGAGCGCGGATTGCCTTATTTATCCACGGCGGACAGAGAGTGCCAAGTGCGGTTAGATTTGGATTTTTGGCTTGTGGCTGATGGCGATATTAAGTGTTTTCGAAATATCCCGCCATTAATCGGGCGACAGTTTGAAAACAACAAACAAGACTGCCGAAATATCGTATTAGATAGCTATATGTTGTCCGGTATTGATTTGGGCGATAAGTCGGAATACCCGTTTGACTGGTTTAAATCCTCTAATTTGTACGAGGAGGGATTGCAACGATGCGGATTTTACAAGTTGATGCAAGAGGATGATGTACAGCTTGGCGACATTATCCTAATCCAAGTCGGCGCCGATGTAGCTAATCATGCCGGGGTTTATTTGGGTAACCAAATGATGATACACCACAGCGAGGATAGATTATCGGCGCGTGTACCGTATAACGGATTTTGGCTCAAGCACACTCACTCAATATGGAGATTTGGAGATTGGTACAAGTTAAATTTTACGGCGATCTTAAACGATTTGCAGATAGCCCGATAGAGCTAGAGGTTAGCAATTTTAAAGAGCTCATGAGCGGGTTATTTACGCAAATTAAAGGCCTTAGACAGCACATCCGCAAAGGCTATTATAAAATCCGTGTAGGTAGTAAGTATCTCTCTGAGGAGCAACTCAAAACAACGCCAATCATTGATCTTAAAGATGGTTGTACAGTGCATTTAACGCCTGTAGTTGCCGGGGCGGGTAAAGGCGGTAATGTATTACAAATCGTTGCCGGAGTTGTGCTAATGGTTATTGCATGGTACGCGCCACCAGCATGGGGTATGGCGGCTACCATGATGGGGGCAATGGGTGCATCACTTACATTATCTGGGGTTGTTGGATTGTTAATCAAGCCTCCGAGCATGAGCGATTACGGCAAAGAGGGCGAAAAAAAACAAAGCACCTCGTTTAGCAACATCAAAAACTTAACCCCGCAAGGCAGACCAATCCCTTTGCTTTACGGCAAAATGCTAACAAGTCTTGTGCTTATATCACAAGGGGTTGAGACGTTTGACGATATGCCGACAAAGTAAAAAATAGATTTCATTTAGACCACGTTTTATGCGTGGTTTTTTATTTTAAGGATTAATAGATGGGTGGTAGTTCAAAAGGCGGCGGCGGACATACTCCGCACGAGGCGCCAGACTCTTTACGCTCGGCGCAAAAGCTACGCGCAATCGGTTTAATTTCGCTCGGACCAATTAAAGGGCCAGCGAACAAATGGAAAGACACGTATTTTGACAATACACCGATCCAAAATGCTAATGGTGTAGATGATAATGATGCCGCTAGTTTTAACTTTAAAAACACAGAGATCCAATACAATCTAGGATATCAAGACCAAAAGCCATTAGAGGGATTTGAAGCATCTGAGCGAGAGGTATCGGTCGGAGCAGAGGTAAAACAGCAACATCCTATTACGAGATCGGTTATAGATCCAGATGTAACACGCTTACGTCTGACGATCGGCATAAATGCTTTGATTTCACAAAACGATCAAGGCGATACCAACGGCACATCGGTTGATTTCCAAATTTTAATCAACAACACGCCACGCGGAACGTATCAGATCGAGGGCAAATCATCATCTCGATTTTACCGCAGTTACGTCATAGATGATTTGCCGCCAAGACCATTTACGGTTACAGTCAAGCGCTTGACGGCGGATAGCAAATCTCAACGTTTGCAAAATGGTACACATTGGGTAAGTTACACAGAGATTATCGACACAAAATTAAGCTATCCAAATATGGCTATTGTCGGCATCAAGACCGATAGCCGATACAACCCAAATTTTCCCAACATCAACTTTTTGCTATATGGGCGCATTATCAAAATACCAACAACTTACGACCCGGAAGCGCGCACGTACGCACCGGGATTGTGGCGCGGTGATTTTAAAATGGGGTGGACCAATAACCCTGCATGGATTTTTTACGACCTTATCACAGATAAATTAGCGGGCTTGGGTGAGCGCATTGGCGATTTTGGCATTGATAAATTTATGCTGTATGAGATTGCCAAATATTGTGATGAGCTTGTAGATGACGGCTACGGCGGTAAAGAGCCGCGCATGGTATCTAACTTATGGATTACCGAGCAAAGAGACGCTTATAACGTCATCTCTGATATGGCGTCCGTATTTAGAGCTATTGCGGTTTGGGATGGCACACAATTTACCGCAATCCAAGATAGACCAACCGACCCGGTGTGCTTATACAGTCAATCAAACGTAGTTGACGGCAAATTTAGCCGACAATACACCGCAGGCAAGGCGATTTTTACCGCGGTTGAGGTTGAGTATGCGGATGAGCGCAACTTATATCAAAAAGCGATTGAGTACGTTGCTGATGATAGCATGATTGCCCGTTACGGTTACAACGTCAAAAAAATGACCGCTTATGGTTGCACCTCACGCGGTCAGGCTCATAGATACGGTAAATGGGTGTTGGAGACATCACGCCTTGAGCAATGTACGATTACTTTTGCCGTTGGACGACAAGGATTAATGCACTTACCAGGTGATATTATCGAGGTCGCAGATAACAACTATGCCGGCAAAGTTTTAGGCGGCCGAGTTGTTGCGATTAACGGTAAAAAGGTCACATTAGATCAGCCTGTAGAGATTAAGGGCGAGAGCTATCTAAACTACATCACTACCGATGGTTTGACAAAAATCAAAATTAAGTCGGTCGATAAATCTAATCCGGCAATCGTTGAGCTTGATAGTGTGCCGCAAGGGTTGAGTATTTTTGATAACTGGGTGCTTAAATCAGGCGTAGTGTCAACGCAACTCTACCGCGCGTTAGGCATTACCGAAAATGACGACGGAAGCTATACCATTACCGCATTACAGCATGAGCCACAAAAAGAGGGTATTGTTGATGGTAGTGCGAGCTTTACGCCGTCCGTTACTACATCTCATGGCGCAGGAGTTAATAAGCCCGCTAACGCAGATATTAGCTTTGGTGATGGCGGGGTTAAATTAACGTGGACCACGCCGACAAACCAAGGTGCGGTCAAGTATGACGTCAAATTATACCGTAACGGCAATCTATACAGCACTCACTTAGACTTAGACAGCCCGGAGATTAGTTTTGATAACCTGCCAAGCGGAAGCTATACGGTAGAGATACGAGGCAAAAACGGTTTAGGGCAACTGTCCGATCCGGTAACGCGCACGTTTGAGATTAATCTCAATATCCCTCGATTTGTGACTAAGTCGCTATTGTTTGCAATTGAGCTTGATTGGGATTTACCTAAGACGTCCACAGTCGGTAACTACACCGAGGTTTGGCGCAGTGCAACTAATGATATTAGCAAAGCGGTTAAAGTGGCAACCTTGCCATATCCACAAAATAACTATGTGATGAGTGGCGTGCCGTTGAGCGCGGAATACTATTTTTGGTTGCGTTGCGGCGATAAAAACGACAACAAAGGGGAGTTTACTGCGGCCGTATTTGGTGAAGCAGACCATAACCCCGATAACTTGTTAAATGCGTTAGAAGGGAAAATCACCAAGTCACAACTTGGTCAAGAGCTTATCAACTCCATTAAAGCAGATATTAACAATGCTGTTGGGGAAGAAGCCAAAACAAGACAAACAGCTGTTGCAGGGGCATTAGCTCAAATAGCTGCACAAGCCCAATCATCTGGAACCGCAATAAAAAATCTTGAAAAAGCAGACCAAGCACAAGCTGAAACCATCAAAACTGTGACAGCGAAGGCTGAATCAGCTTTATCTGGCATTACTGCAGTAAGACAGGCTCAAGCGGAAAGTGATAAAGCAAATGCACAACAAATTAACGCCTTAACCGCTAAAGTTGGCAATGCTGAATCAACAGTATCGCAGGTGAGCAGTGTTGTTGCCGAACTTAATGGTAAAGTTAGCTCAATGCACACAATCAAAACACAAGCTATTGCTGGTGGACGGACTGCTGTTGCAGGTATCGCACTTGGTGCAAATCAAGAAGAAAGCTCGGTTATTGTTATGGCTGATAAATTCGGGATTGTGGCAAATGCGAATGACGGTAATGTAAAACCAGTGTTTTCTGTTGCAAATGGGCAAGTGGGTATTCGTGGTGATTTGGTCGTAGCTGGGTCTGTGACGAGAGATAAGTTGTCATCTGGTTCAGGTGCGAACCTATTTTATAATCCTATTTTTGCAAATCCAACAAATGGTGTTCCTGATGGGTGGACTTTATTTGAGGAAGGGCTGTCGAACGAACAGAAAGGTGAAAGAAGATGCTTTCAAGATCCAGATTATGGATTCAGGAAAGGTGGATATCTGCCCAATGAAAATGTTGTACGTTTCCATAATAGACAAACCAATAATAGCTCAACTCGAACAGGTATTTATCAAAATGTTGCTGTAACAGCAAACAACTGGTATATCGTTTCGGCTTATATGGGCAATCACAATTGCACAAAAGTTGAAATTTATATTGATGTGCGTGGACGAAACGGCGAATGGTTGCTACATAAAACAGTAGGTGTACCAAAAAATAAAAACTTCGTAGGTATTAATGATGCAGAACGAGCGTTTATTAAGTTTCAAGTACCGCCTAATGGCGTAAGCGTTGATGTATTTTTCTTTTTCTATGACGCAGACGGCTCAAATTCAAACGGCTGTTGGATGTTTGTTGGACGACCAATGCTTGAAGAATGTACAGAATACACAACGCAACCTAGTCCATGGGCTAATGCTGGTTTAACGGAAGTACACGGTGGCAGTATTATTGCCAATACAATCCGTGGCGACCATATACAGGCTAACCAAGAAATTAGGGCACCAAGAATAACTGGTGGTGTCATTACTGGTAACACAGTTAATGGTGCAACAGTTAATGGTGGCACGGTTAATGGTGCCGTGGTAAGCGGTGGTACAGTAAAAGGTGCAATTGTCGAAGGTGGCGTAATCAAAGGCGCAAGACTGGAAGCTGTAACTGGTAAATTCACAGGAACACTTGAGGTTAATCAGTTGGTTGGTGGTAATTTGTGCGAGGTGTTTATTGCTACAGTTCGTGGGAGAGATACCAATTATCAAGTGTGGATAAACATATCCCCATCACCTGTTAAGCGAATTTTCTTCATTGTCAATTCGCATAAAACATTCACAGTTGAGGCTAATCAATCGCACAGGTATTTGTACACGCATTTTGACAAAGATTTACCGCCAGAGTTTTTTAATGTTGGCGGTGGTAGACCAAAAATCTGTATTGCGGCATATGCTATATCAAATACAACAACAATAACACAAGACTAGGAGCAAAAATGACGACATTCAATAAAATCTTAAACCCAATGTATTCGGCAATCGCTGCATACTCAAAACAAGAAGATGGCTCAATCAATGCCAAGTATGTATTAGGCACTGGCGAAGATAGTGACGGTTCTGTGACTAACTTCACGCCTATCATCTCTGATTACAAATGGATTGATGCAGTAGCAGCTAAAGAGCTAATGAAAAAGCCATTAACTA